AACGCTTCACCGAATTCCCAGTTTTCTAGTGCAAAAAATTGATTAATTGATTCAATTACTCTAGTTTTGATATCGTTATCGTTTACAACAACATCTGGATTTTTTACAATTTTGAATGATGCTTGCAATTCTTCTTTTGCCTTTGTTCCAAATAATGGTTTGTACTTTACAGGATGATAAATCACTTCGTCGCTGATGGATTTAATCTTGTTTAATTCTGCTCCATAATTATAATACAATTGATCACTACTCGGTGGTAACGGTTTATTTACAATATCACCGTTTAAGTACTGTCTATAAGTGATGTCATATGTTTTAGTTAACAAATAACAATCCATTATATTAGAAGCAGAAGGATCAATTCTTTGATTATAATCAGCGTGATGCACATAATGGAACTTCAATCCATTACGTCCTACATAGCCTCTGTAATTTTCTACAATAGATAAGTTCTTTTTATCGGTGCTCAATTTATGAAATAATTTAGTATCCGCGGCGAAGAACACCTGCCCCGCAGTCCATTTTGAATATGCACCAATACTATTAATCGTTGAAAGTACTTGTATACCTTCTTCCGAAGTGTTTACATATTTAAAATCATCAACGCCATCTGTGTTTGTATACTTTTTAAGAAATACATATTTTGTTAATGGGTTGGTTTTTTCATCGACAATGTCAACAAAGTTTTGTGGATTATCAATAACGCCGTCATCATCTTCGTCAAAAAATGCAACTTCAATTTTCTTGCTGTTTACATAACCTTCAGCATCTCTATACTCGCCTGTAATTTCCCAGTCGTATCCGAAGTTAAATGGGAGAGTTGAATCTGGCTGAGTGTTAATGCTTAAAACTTTAACTTTATCTTTAATTATTTTGCCAGTTTTATTATCATAAATTTTATTTGTAGAATCATAGTAGAATTTAATTTCTTTATCACTTTCAAAAACATACCTTAAAGTTCTGTAAGTAATATCATATTTTTCGCCATCAGTTTTAAAATACAATAACCAACTTGCATCAAGATTTTGATTGCTTACATCACCTGTTTTACCTGTGCTAAATTTACTTACTGTATCTAAGTTTTGGTTAGTAATCAATCTCCACTCTCTAGTTGCAACATCATATCTTAATCCAAAAGTATTTGTTGCAAATGCCTGATCAACAATTTGAGTTTTTACACTATCAACTAATACGTTTGCAAGTTTAGGACGAAGTTCACTTAATAATGCTCCTTGTGGTATAAGGTCATTCAATACAATTGGGCCCAACCCGTTATCTGCAACTGTTGTTCCGTCTGCACTTACACTAATAACCTTTACCCAAAGATACTCACTTGACTCAGGATGATTTGCAGAGCCAGCCATAAGTTTGTTATCATCATTTTTCATAAAATGATAACCTGTTGGCGCAACAAATTTTAATAGTGTTCCAGGTTCTACAAATCTTAAGTTGTTTGCAGTAAATGCACCTACTTTAAATGGATTAGAATTTCCATCAATAAAATATCCAGTGCTTCTATTTGTATCTTGTGTAGAACTTATCCAAGATGCTCCGATTTCATTTCCAAAGATTTTTGTAAAGTTAGCCAAATAATAATTGTAAATTTTTCTATCTCTAATGATAGGCTCTATTACATTAGTAATAGCACTTTCAATATCAGTTTGTGTTTGGAAGGTAAAACTTGTTTTTAAATCTAGTTCTTGCTTATAAAGTACACCATCATTACCATAAAGATTAGTTGAACTATATTTTCCTGTAGCATCAATTAAATCAAAATATCTACTTACTCCACTTGCGGTTCTATTAACCGTTTTAGCTTTTACAATCTCTTGACTTACGCCCAAAGGTGCAATATTATAGTCTTCAGCTGTAATCATTCTGTTTTGTGTATAGTAGCCGGAAGGTGCATTACGTTTAATACTTTCATTAGTTTCGCTCGGGCTACTATTTGAAACAGTGTATTGTAAAGAACAGGTAAGTTTTAATGTCTGAGGCGTTCCGGTTTTACTTAGATAAGGAATCTGCACCAATACATTGTTCATTTCTTGTGGCTTAATTGTGTAGCGAGAATTTTCACTAGTACGATATACTGCTTTAAATCTACCTTGTGGTAAGTTTCCAAAAACACCGTCACTAAAAATAAGACTTATGCGATCTTGTACACGAGTTTTTATTGCATATAAATTTCTAATATTTTTGTTCAAACTATTATAGATAACATTGTTACCTTCAATAGCGTCTACCTTTGTCCAGTATTCGATTTCTTGACCATTATTATTAAGTCTAAACAACCATACATCTTTGTCATTAATATTAACTGCATCAATGTCAATTGCTTGGTTTGTACTAGGATTAGTAATAGTAAAAGTGCCGTCGTCTAGTGTACCTTGTTTAAATTGTACAAAGAATCCTGTGTTAGAGCTTGCCGCGCCTTGTCCGTCATTTTTATATAGACATGCAAAACTGTTTCCTACAATTGGAATTTCTTCTTTGATTTCGCCGGATTCTAAATCACTACTTACAATTTCAAAAGGTAATGTTCTACCTTGCACGTTCTTAGAAAAACTATAGATAGGAATATCTGTGTTAATAGCATTAAATCTATATTGCTCATAAGGAATGTTATTAATCATTTCTTTTTTGTTAGGCTTACCAAACAAATTACTATTAGGCAAAGCCGCGTTCATAATCTTAATAAACTGCTCGTACCAATAAGTATTAGAAGGATCATTCCATGTAACTTTTTGGTTTGACAAATTAAAATTATTAGAATCAAAAACAGATTCTGATGTGCTAACTGCCACAACTTTTAACTGTCCTTCTGCGGCTTGGTTACGTCTAGGATTATAAGAAAGCAAACGTGCGAGTCTTAGTACACTTTCTCTACGTTCAGCTAATTCAAGGAAGTTTTCACGTGCATTTAGATCAATACGGAACGATAAATTTTGACCTAAAAACGCAATCAAATCAATCAATGCAAGATATTCGCTTGATTCAATATAGTCGTTGAAATCCTCCGGATAGTTTTCACGGAGGTAATTAATCATAGTTCTTCTAAGATTGTCAAAGTCATAACTTTGAAATTCTGCGTTGCGATAGCTCTGGTATATACGTTTCCAGTCTTCGGCAACTAATAATCTATTTTGTCTATCTGTGGATGACATTGCACGTTCCTTATTAACACATGTATTTATTTAACTTTGAAAAGTGCGTATATAATTTTATGCGGTTAATCCGTTAGCTTGATCAAAATCTAACTTCATTTTTTCCGATATATTATACGGCAAATATGTAAGGTCTAGTTCTATTTGTATGCCGCTTTCATAAGTGTCAACAGAAACTGCATTTACTTGTACCCTAGGATCATAGTTAACAATAGCTGTTACATTTTCAGCAATAGCACCTTTAAGATCATCAGTAAACGGTTCAAATAATGCGTCCCAGATAATCGTTCCAAATTCTGGATTCTCTAGTTTTTCGCCCTGGCGAATATGAAAATGGTTGAGTAAGTCTTGTTTAATAAGTGCTAAATCGTATAATGTAGTTGCATCGTTTTCTGGATTAACTGTGGAAATACCTCTATAGGCTTTACTAACCACAGCAGGTGGATCCTTTTTATTAGGTTGTATAGCAATACGTTTGTATAGATTTTTTTCAAGTGTACTCATAACAATATTTATGCTCCTAAATTTACCACACCTGATCCAGACGATATAGAACCGCTATCACAAGCATCTCCGACCCTAGCAACTAATGCTCCGGCGATTTTTAAAACACCACTACTGCCTGAAATACTTGCTGTATGTGCAACACAAGCATCTCCAGACGGAACATCATGAGAAACTGTTAGATCTCCTAGTCGACAAACTAATTGTCCTTCTATTTTTACAAAACTTTGTCCAGGAGCCGCTAGGGTAGTAGTGCCATCGCATCCGTGGCCTGTTGAAACCGAATCTCCTTGTCTTGCTACTGCTGGCATTATACTGTTGTATCCGTTCCTGCTTGTGCTGCCGCTGTGCCATCAATTGGCACATCAAATTCTGGGGGTAAACTCCAATTACGTTTAACGCTTCTTACGTATTGACTGTTGCTATTAAATTGATAGTTTGAAACTTTTGCATTATTGCCTTGGTTACCGCCTAACACTTTAATAACACCGTTTGATGTAATTTCTTGAATAAATCCAA